TTGTGTGGTGTTTATTTTAAAACCCGTAAACCTGCACCTCTTAAAATTGGGTTAGCTGTTGAAGAGTATAATAATTTGTAACTAAATAAATCAGTTATAATGAGCTTTATTTAATAGTTCAGTCATTCGATCAATTTCTCCTCTAACATGATCAATAGTATGTTGATCATTAGCCTCCCCCAATAATGGATGATCCAAGAAGAATTTCAATCTCTCAATTCTTGTTCGAAGATATTTGAAAACTCTAGTAGTAGCCACATCATCAGTGTTCCAAGTGTTAGGTTGTTCAATAAAAGGATTAGCTGGAGCAGGATCATAGATTGGAGAAGGAGGATTCATAGCTAAGTTGAGTTGAAAAACAACGAGGGAATGCCCTCTTTATATAGTAAAGTTGCGGAAAAATTGCCACGCGGTTGATTATGTAAGCAATAAAAAAAAACTCCCGTTTATCCGCAGTTTATCCACCCCAAACAACATACCTATTGTGTGTAGCGACTCGCGAAGGGGTCCCCTCTGGGGAACGCGGGAGCCATAGTGTATATAACTAGAGGCCTACGGAGCGCCTTAGCGCTACGCCTGCGAAAAGCCGAAGGTTTTGAGCAGGTAGGCCGTTAATCATAAATTTTAGGATATCATGTGAACGAGACTTAGTCTTGATCACATGGAAGCACAGAAGGTCCAGTCACTATTATTACCTGGACCTTCTGTGCCTGTACCTCGCATATAAATAGCAGGCACACCCCCCCCCATTCTGTCATGCCTACTCGAAATCGCAATTTTGTGTTTACTTGGAATAACTATCCTGAAGATGCTGTTAATACATTGAATGAATTGGTTGACAAGGAAGTTCTTAAATATGTTGGATATTGTGAAGAAATTGCGCCTACTACAGGCACGCCTCATTTACAAGGCTATTGTACTTTTAATAGTGCTAGAACTATTCAACAAGCGAGAGCTAAACTTATTGGATGTCATGTTGAAGTCATGCTTGGATCTATTGCTCAGAATGAAGAATATTGTTCCAAGTCAGGAGAACTTAAACACCTTGGGGTAATTCCAATATCTAATGATAACAAAGGTCGTGCCGAAAGACTCAGGTGGCAACGAGCTAAGGAGCTTGCCCAATCCGGACAACTTGATGATATTGACGCGGACATATTTATACGGTGTTATGGGACTCTCAAGCGAATTCGCACTGACTTCGCTTCCAAACCTGCACCCCAGGATGTTGCGTGTTATTGGATCTATGGACCTACCGGGACCGGTAAAAGTCACTCTGTCGAGACTACGTTTCCTTTATGTTATAAGAAAAATATGGATGACATTAAATGGTTCGATGGTTACCAGGGGGAGGAAACGGTATATCTTGAAGATCTTGACAAGTATCAAGTTAAATGGGGAGGATTACTCAAACGATTGGCTGACCGTTGGCCGCTCCTTGTCAATACTAAAGGAAGCATGCAGTACATCCGACCCAAAAGAGTTATTGTCACATCTAACTATAATTTGGATGAAATCTGGTCAGAACCTGGAACACTTGATCCCCTTGTTCGACGGTTTACCGTGATCTTGAAAGAAAGCCAAGAGCAAGTAATTGACTTTACCTAATAAAATGCCTTATGCTCGAAGAATTGTCCGAAGAGTACCAACTTATGCTCGTAGTGGTCGCAGGGTTAGTTACCGTCGCCGCCGCGTTCCGATGCGTCGCCAAGTCCGAATGCGTCGCTACACACGAAGAAGATGATAATTTATAATATAATCTTTTACTAATGAAAAGAAAAGCGCGTTTTTCGCGAAGATACTTGAAAAAAAAATTGAGATCTTCGGACAGTTATGTACCAACTAGTAGATTGTCTAGTAGATCTACTTCTACAAATGGATTTCCCGATATCAGTTCTAGTTCTAGAAAATCATCATGGGATTATGGAAAAGAAGTTTTGTTAAAATCTGTAGGTGCCGGAGCAGGATATTATCTTGGTGGAGTCGGAGGAGCAGTGTCAGGTTATGATGCTGCAAGTAGTATTGTTAATTGGATGGATACATCATCTGATTATCCACCACAAAACCTTTCGCCAAATAAAACATCCATGAGTGGTTCTTTTCAAGGGAATTTTAGGAAACCCGGCAAATATGGAAATGGATTGTACGCTACTATGGCTTCGAGAGGATATGTTCAAAGACGTGAGACATTTGGAAGAATTAATGATCCTCATGCTCTTTATGTCGGACATTCTACATTTGATCCTCAAATGATGTCTGGTGTTATTGTTGGAGCTTTAGTCCGAAAGCTATTAAAACAAACTGGCATTCCTACTAACGATCGATTTCAAGATTATCCGGTGAATTTGGCAACTGGTTCTAGTAAATCTCTGGGTTATAAGATTGAATTTGTTATTAGTAATCCTACTGATGGTGGGATTGCTCTTAATGATACATATTTATTTGCAGATCTTACTTCCTTTAGTGATATTGTAGCCGGGTTAGCGACAATGCAAGATTTTATTCTTTCATTTTTAGTAGATTATACTGCTACTGATTACAATTTGCCATTTCAGTTGATTTTGTATAGCCAAGATACTGTTGAAGTTTCTCCTGCAATCGCTGGATGGAGAATGGAGTCTAAATTGGATTTGACGGAGGAGATTATGACTATTTCGGTTGATTCGTGGTTAACTGTGCAAAATCGAACAGCTCCTGTTAATGCAACCGCTGGTGGAGAAGGAGTTGAAAATACTCTTAATGAATCTGATAGAATTGATGCCCAACCTTTGAAAGGTAGATTATTTCAATTTCGGAATGCTGATCCTCGATTGAGAATTAATAATATTCCTCAGAAATTGTTGAATATGATTCCTACTGCCAGACCGTTTTTGGTACGTGCTGCTGAATTGTCAAATTCTCAATTTGAAGATATTGTTCCGCCTAATTATTTTCAAAATGTGGAGAAACATTCTTATGTAAAGTTAGAACCTGGAAAGATGAAAAGATGTCATATTAACTATTCTAGATCAGGGTTATTGAATTCATTGTTGGTAGCTTTACGAGCTACTACTGCGGAGACGCTAGGTACAACGCAATATGCTTCACGAGTTGTTGGTAAAGCTCAAATCATAGGATTTGAGGAAGAGATGAGAACTGCTAGTGCTAATGAAATTACTGTTGCGTATGAAAGACAGTTTTTGTGTGGTGTTTATTTTAAAACCCGTAAACCTGCACCTCTTAAAATTGGGTTAGCTGTTGAAGAGTATAATAATTTGTAACTAAATAAATCAGTTATAATGAGCTTTATTTAATAGTTCA